TAATAAGGTAAATCAAGATAATTTCGGAAAAGATGAAAAAGAAATTAAGGAAAAAGATACTAAAAATAATGATTTTGGGCAACTTTGGAGATATTTCGTTTATGATGAAGAAGAAATTAAAAAGGCTATTGCTTCAACGGCTGCTAAAATTGATATGACAAAAAACGCTGCTCAATTTGATGGCAAGCAAGGTAGCCCTGCAAATAATGCTTCGCTTCCTATTTGGGAAAAGACTATTGATGGCTTAGATGGTGCCAATTTCAATTCTAATCAGCTAGTCGGCGCTACTGAATTAGGTGCAGGTCGTGTACCTTGGCGTTCGGTTTTAAAATACACAATAAGGATGATTGCATCTTTCGCTTTTGCTTTATATGTTATGAAATTTAAAGAAAGGATTGTATCCAGATGATAATTGCTTGGATTTTAAAAATTGTTCTTTTTCTGGTTGAAATTCTTTTTGGTTTTCTTCCTAGCATAGATTTTGATTTCGATGCTGTATCCATTGGTTTCTTGCTTAACGATGAATTCCAAGTACCTTATTTGCTTTCTTTAATGTCTTTAGTTACTGTTGCGGAACTTGGATATTTAACTTATAGGGTAGTTAAATTTATAGTAACTCTACTTAGAGGAGGTGGCTCATGATACCGATTCATCTTTTCATTGCAGCTTTTTTTCTCTCTATAGTGGATAAAATCAAGGCTAAAAAGGATTATAAGACATCTTTTAATCAGTATGCTAGGGTTGATATTGTAGCTGGTAAAACTGGTTCTGGAAAGTCTTTCTCAGCACTCAATGAAATGATTAATTTCAAGAAAAAATACCCGTTAGGGATCATTTTTTCGAATATGGCTGTCTCTCTCGTTGATGGCCCTTTGTCTCTTGATGTGTTCTACACTCAATTTGATGTACCCGTTCTAATAGTTGTTGATGAAGCTAACTCTACTTATCGAGCGCAGCTTAAGTCGGATTTGCCAAAAGAATTGAGAGATACTCTTATGCAGATACGCAAAGGTATTGGTAAACGTGTTATACTTTTGACGCAAGATTATACTTTGCTTGATACTTCTTTCCGTAAGTTGGCTCATTATGTATTTGAAACTAAAACCTACTTTGGCCGTCTTACTTCTTACCGTAGGTTTGAGCAGCAAACCTACGAGGCTCAATACTCTTCAGGTGGGATAGATTTCGATAAGTCAGCCAAAAAACTTCGGCGTCAGTCATTTTGGCTTTTACAGACAGCTAAAGTGCGGGCTATGTATGACTTTAAAGCGATAGTAGATACTGATTGGGCTAAATAGCCGCCGTTTATGCCGCGAAAGTACCTTGATTGCAAGCTAGGCAGAATAGACTTAGGAAGTCGTCAGAGGGCTTAGAAAGGCCTTAGACGACGCCTAAAAGGCTATGACGGCCTAGGTTACTTGCTGTCAAGGTGACCGTGGAATAAATGGATTCGGTTAGTGAGTAGTCCGACAGCTCAGGATCAAACGCCAGGCGCTTGCGCCGGCGGTGTTCTGAGCGTCGGCGATACCCCGTACCTGTAACACGGGGTTCAAAAAAAAAAAATACGAGAAAATTCGAATTTTTTTGAGGTTTTTTATGGAGATTTTGCGCAAACCAGCGTTCGACTGGTTGACTTTTTCGGACGATGAAATGCTTTGGGATTTTTCAGAGCCAGAGCTAAACATTAGGTCGAAAGTTTTAGATAAAGGTAACGGAGTTAAGAATTGGGTTGAGAAATCTGGTTTTGATGACAGAGGGGTTTATGATAATCTTTTAAAACTTTGTAAACTCGAAAATGTTTCTCGGATAGATACATGTTTAGATGTCAATCTTGCTTCCTGGGAAGATATTTCTGATTTTGTTCCTTTGGTAAAAAAGTTAAAACATAAAAAAACCTTGGAGTCTTTCGGTTCTGGTGGTGGTCGTACTTTTTATTTCGGCTCTAATGATTTGATTTTGAGGATTTACGAAAAAGGCGGTCAGCTTAACAAGTCCGATGATGATTTCCTCCGAAATTGGGTCAGGTTTGAGTTTCAGTTAAAAGGTAGATTGGCAAGAGAATATATCCTATCTTCTCAAAATCCTGTTGATATTTTTACTACTTTGTCTAGCAAGTATCTTGATATTGATTTTGGGGAACTTGGCGATATAGTTGATACGCTTAAACAAAAAGATTTTGAGGAACAGTCCTGTTATTATGAAAAACAAGTGAAACCATGGATAAAAAAAGAATTGCAGCGTAACCCGCAATTCATTGAACAAATTTTGAACGATTTGGACATTTTTACCACAACTGACTTAAAATAACCTTAAAATAACTTTACATGTTTAAAGAGATTTGATATAATAGTTTCATCAAGTTAAGAGCTTGATATATAAAAAATGAAAGGCCTCTTATAAGACATCAAAAAAATAAGAGAGGTATAGAAAAATGAGTTATAAGCTCTTGTCTGTTTCAACTTATGACTTCGAGAATGACGTGAAAGAACGTGTCTCAGGTGGTAAAATTACTTGTTACGATAACAACGCCCCTAAAAACGAACCGTTGCCAGTTGTAACCCTTAACGTTGATGTTTCCCTTGCTAATCAGATTTTGGCTCAGGTTTTGAAATACCCTGCAGATGTTGAATTGTCTGGTTATTTGACACCTAAAGGCAAATTCTCTGTAACCGATGTGAAACCACTTTAAGATATAAAAGGGGTGGGCGGTTGGCAAAAAAGAAATAAAGTTTTGAAAGGAGTTTGACATGGTCGAAGGAAGTGCAGAAGCTATCAAAGCGATTGGTACAACTGTTTCAGCTTATTTCCCATCTGTGCTTGGTGTAGTTGCTACCCTTGCCGGTTTGGGTGCTGTTATCAGCTTTATCCGTCGCGCAGCGTAACGAAGTATTAGGCTCAGGCCTTTTACTTTTCCAGGAGCATGTACAATAATTTATATATGGAAAATAAATCTTTTAGAATTACAGCTAGAAAAGTAGGCAGAAAGTATGTTTTTTATCTGGAGTATTTTGACGGGAAGAGATACAAGCTAATGACTAATTGGGCTTTGAGAAATCTCAATGACTTGTTTCAGCTTAATCAAATTTTGACAAAGAAAACTATGGTAAATGGTGAACACTGTTACAAAGTTCTTTCTTCTGGTTGGTTTTATTTTGATAGTCTTTATTTTTCTGATTTGAGAAAATGGACTTTTGATTACATTATTGTTGGTAAGGAGATGTTACCTTGAAAGATAAACACTTGCACCTATGCATATCTGATGCCGCTTATTTCGCCCTGCTTGCTGTTCAGCAGTACAGCGGGGAGAATAAGACGGAAATTTTTGAGAGATTGATTTTGAGAGAAAAGGAGTTATACAATGGACTTGTCAAAAGAAGATATTAAAGCTTTAGAAGATGAAAGAATGGATATCAACGAGTATATTCAGTTACAAGCTAAACAGGTTAGAAACGAGAAGTGGACGCCTGAGGAAACCGTGAAAATGCAAAGGCACGCATATGCTACTAATCAGTTAACACTTTATTACTTATCTAAGATACAAGAGAGGTCTGAAGATAATTCCAAAGATACATCAGAGATTTTAAATGAGTTAAGAGGTGATAACTTTAAACAAAAAGACCAGGTCTTATATAACGATGAAAAGGTAGTAAAACTACTCACTGAAATTAAAGAGCAGAAACAAGAAGTGAAGCTAGACACCAAGAGCACTCTTCCTCAGTTAGCGACAATCGGAACAATGATTGCAATTTTTATAATTGTTGTTGGTTATGCTTTAAAGGCTTTGTTTGGAGGTTTTTTTAATGGGTAGTTACGTTTATATCGTCTTAGTTTTGTGCCCTTTTGCAATGGCTATTGTTTATTTTTCTATTAAAAAAGGTTTAGAAGACGAGGAAGCGGCAGTTGCTTTCGATAAGATTTTAATTTGCTACATTTTGATTTTGTTTATTGTTCTATCCGTTGGTCGTGCGTTTGCGGACGATCAGACGGATAGGGATAGAGTCATGCGCAATGTTTTTGAAAAAAAATTCTCTCCTTTTTTAGAAAAAGGGACGTTCTCTATTGATGGCAAGGTGATTTTTAATTCGGGTTTTGAGAAATCTGTAAATTATCCGCAAGGAACATCGGTAGCACTTATTTCTGTTACGCATAAATTTGGCGGATATGGGCAATGGGAGAAAGACAATTGGGACTATAAATATTACGATGTCCGTTTGACTTATCTTGTAGTGTCTAGAAATGGTATTAAGATAGACCAATCTGTAAAAGGCGAAAAACCTTTTATTTTTGATAACAATAACAATAAGATTCCTTTTGTGAACAGAAAGACAAGACTTGATATTGATGAAAATACACCTGATGGAATTTATGCTTTTGCTTCGTCTCAATCTACATCTTTTTTATCTGCCAACGGAACTTATTATTTTATAATGGATCCGTACAAACGTATGCCTGGTGTTTATTCCAGAAATATAGATGCTCCTACGGAAAAGCCCAATAATTTTTGGTTTGGTAATGATTATCCTTTGAAACAAGTTGATAAATTTAAGTATGATATTGATTATGGCTATAATGTGCAGTATGTCAATGCGTTGCAAGGTGATATTGTTAGGGGCGATAAGTCTTTATTTGATGTTGAAGTAGATAAAATCATTAACGATGAAAAAAGAGAAAAGGAAGCTCAAAAAGAGGAGTCTGAAAAACAGAAAGAAGAAAATAATAAGGTAAATCAAGATAATTTC